CGAGCGTTCTGGTGTGCCGGACAAGTTGCCGGACAACAAGGAGCGTCGTTGGTGGATGCTGAAGGGATCCGACGCTGCTGACGTGATCAGCGGGACGCTGAACCTGATCCGCGACGCGCAGTCGTTCCGGGCCACGCAGTGGATCGTGAGCGCGCGTCTGTACGGCAACCTGGCGCCGACGACGCTTGCGGGCGTGTCGTTCAGCAAGCTTGCAGCGCAGCAGCCGGCGCTGCGTGACCGCATCTCGTACAACCTTGTGCAGAGCGTTGTGGATACGGTGTGCGCGAAGATCACGCGCAACCGTCCCAAGCCGCTGTTCCTCACGTCTGGTGGCGACTACAAGAAGCAGCGTGAAGCCAAGAAGATGAACGCCTTCCTTGATGGCGTGTTCTACGAGAACTCGACGCATGAGATCGGGATGCAGGTGTTCCGTGACGCTGCCGTCTGGGGCGACGGGTTCATCCATGTGTTCGCCAAGGGTGACCGCGTTTGCCATGAGCGCGTGATGTCGAGCGAGATTTTCGTGGACGACGTGGAGTCGCTCTACGGGATTCCCCGGCAGATGCATCGCGTCAAGCAGGTGGACCGTCAGGTGTTGTTCGATATGTTCCCTGACGACGTGGACGTGATTGCTGGAGCCAAGCCCTCGAGGACCGAGGAGGCGGGCCGCAGCATGGTCGCGGACATGATCACCGTGCGCGAGTCGTGGCATCTGCCCAGCGGCCCTGGCGCGGATGACGGTAAGCACTGCATCACGATTGACGGCGCGGTGCTGGGCGAGATGGAGCCTTGGCCGCACTCGTTTTTTCCGTTTGCACGTTGCCAGTGGTCGCCGCGTCTGTACGGGTACTGGGGCCAGGGTCTTGCGGAGCAGTTGCAGAACATCCAGTTGGAGATCAACAAGCTCCTGTGGGTGATCCAGCGTAGCTTCCATCTGGCCGGCTCGTTCAAGGTGTTCATTGAGAACGGCAGCAAGGTCGTGAAGGAGCACCTCAACAACGACGTGGGCAGCATCATCAACTACACGGGGACGCCGCCGCAGTACGTGGTGCCTCCGATTGTGGCGCCCGAGGTCTTTGCTCACCTCCAGAACCTGATCAACAAGGGGTACGAGCAAGCGGGCGTGTCGCAGCTTGCTGCCTCAAGCCTGAAGCCCGAGGGCTTGAACAGCGGTCGCGCCATCCGCGAGTACAACGACATCCAGACGGATCGACTGCACGTTCCGGCCAAGAGCTACGAGCAGATGTTCATGGACGTGGCGCGGCTGTCGATTGAGGTCGTGAAGATGATCGCCGCCGAGGACAAGGGCTACGAGGTCCGAGTCCCCGGTCGCAAAACGATCCAGATGGTTGAGTGGAAGGACATCAAGTTGTCCGACGAGGACTACGTGATGCAGTGCTACCCCGTGTCGTCGTTGCCGAGCGATCCTGCGGGCCGCTTGCAGACGATTCAGGAGTACGCACAGGCCGGCTTCCTCTCGCCGCGTCAGGCTCGTCGTCTGCTGGACTTCCCTGATCTTGACCAGGTGGAGAGCCTTGCCAACGCGGAAGAGGACTATCTGACGATGGTCTTCGACAAGATCGTGGACGAGGGCGACTACACCTCGCCGGACCCGCTGGACGACTTGCAGTTGTCCAAGCAGTTGTGCCTTGAGTACTACGCCAAGGGGAAGGCCAACAACCTGCGCGAGGACCGGCTTGAACTGCTGCGTCGATATCTGGCGCAGATCAACGAGATTGAGCAGGCGATGATGCCGCCTCCGATGCTGCCGATCCCCGGCGCAACCGGAGAACCGCTGGCACCGCCGATGCCGATGCAGGCTAGCGATCTTGTACCGAATGTTCCGGTACAGTAACCAGGGAGTGACGCATGGGAGTTGAGGGAGTGATGACGAATATGACCACCGGCACTGTGGGTGGTCCGGTGCCTGCGCCTACGGCAGCAGAGGTGCTTGCTCCGCAGCAGGAGGCTGCTCCGGTTGAGGCGCCTGCACCTGTTGAGGAGAAGCCAGCGCCGCCGAAGGCAGATCGCTTTGCGATGCTGGCTCGTAAGGAGCAGGATCTTTACCGCAAGCAGCAGGCGGTGAAACAGCAGCAGCAAATGCTGGCGCAGCAGGCCGAGCAGATCCGCGCGTTTGAGCAAGCCAAGAAGCAGGCGATGCTGAACCCGCTGGACGCGCTGAAGCAGCTTGGCCTCACCTACGAGCAGATTACCGAGTACGTGCTCAACGACAACAAGCCGACGCCTAATGCCGAGGTGCAGTCGGTGCGCCAGGAGCTTGAGGAGTTCAAGCGTCAGGCGCGCGAGGAGCAGGAGCGCATTCTGGAGCAGCAGCGGGAGATGCAGACCCGCGAGCAGCAGCAGATCATTGAGCAGTTCCGCTCCGAGGTGAATGAGTACGTTGAGCAGCACGCTGAAAACTATGAGTTGACAAACCTTTATGGTGGTGCTCATCTGGTATCTGAGGTTATCGAAGAGCATTTCCGACAGACTCAGAAGCTGCTGACGATCCCCGAGGCAGCAAAGCTGGTGGAAGAGCACTACGAAGACCTCGCTCGCAAGAGCCTAGCGACCAAGAAGTTTGCAGCGACACAGCAGAAAGCGGCCTCACCGCAGGAAACGGCGGCGGCGGCGGCGCCCAGGATGGGACCGACGCTCTCCAACGACCTGACGGCAAGCGTGGCAGCGGCTCCGAAGTCACAGCGCACGGACGCTGATCGGATCGCGGCAGCACTTGCTCGGCTTGAGGGACGGTAACCGCGCGAACGGCAGCGACGCTAGAACGCATCCTTTTACAACCGACTGCTAACTCTCCGCTGGTAGCGCATGGCGCGCTCGACGCGGATTTGCGGACGCGCATGAGGCGCTGTCTGCGTAGGTACTCACATGGCTTGGCCTTCTGCTGGTACTCCTCCCACCCCGGCTCTTAACCAGACCGGTGGCCCCTCGTTCTCGTTCGACCTTGGCGCGGCCAACGCGGCGCTCAAGGAGCTTTACGACGACCAGAAGATCGCGAACCTGGTCTACAAGAACAACCCGTTCCTCGCGATGGTCCCGAAGATGGAGGAGTTCGGCGGCAAGTATATGCCGATCCCCCTGATCGTGAACACCTCGCAGGGCCGCAGCGCGACCTTCTCCTCGGCGCAGGGCAACCAGACTGCCGCTACGGTGGAGTCGTTTGCTCTGACCCGCGTTGCCAACTACAGCATTGCGCAGATCGACAACCAAACGATGCTCGCCAGCAAGACCGACAAGATGGCGTTCATCAACGGCGCGACCGTGGTAATCGACGGCGCGATCCGCGCTCTGACCAACTCGCTTGCCACGCAGATCTTCCGCGACGGCTCGGGCGCGATTGGCGTGATCAGCGCCTCTTCCACGCTTGGCAACATCGTCCTGACCAATGCGTCTGATGTCGTGAACTTCGAGGTCAACATGACCCTTGAGGCTCGCGATCCCTCGACCGGCACGCTGCGGACGGGTGGCCCTGCGTATGTGGTTGCCGTTAACCGCACCACGGGTCTTGTTCAGGTGTCGGGCAGCATGGGTGGCGCTGTTGGCGTTGGTCTTGGTTCGTGGCTGGCTACCACCAGCGACACCCTGAATGTCCAGGGCGATTACAACCTTGGCATCAAGGGTCTTGCCGCGTGGGTGCCCACGACGAGCCCGACCTCAGCGTCGTTCTTTGGTGTTGACCGCAGCACCGACCCGACCCGCCTCGGCGGCGTGCGCTTCAACGGCTCCTCGCAGAGCATTGAGGAGGCCGTGATCGACGCCTCGCTCCTCGTCGCTCGCGAGGGTGGCACGCCGGACGTGTGCATTATGAACTTCGCCTCCTACGCCGCGCTCGAGAAGTCGCTCGGTGCCAAGGCGCAGTACATCTCGTTCGACGGGCCGGCGAAGCTCTACTACCCCGGCATCCTGATCAACGGCGCCGCCGGTCAGATCAAGGTGTTCCCCGACCGCTCCTGCCCCGCGAAGACCGCGTACCTGCTCCAGATGGACACCTGGAAGCTCTACTCGCTCGGGCCGGCGCCCCACATCGCCAAGTACGCTGACGGGCTCGAGATGCTCCGCGTGTACAACAGCGACGCCGCTGAGCTCCGCGTGGTCAGCTACGCGAACCTCGGCTGCAACGCCCCCGGCTTCAACGCCGTCGTGCAGCTCGGCGCCTAACAACTAACTAGGCGAGGGGCGGCTCTGGCGTTTGCTGGGGTCGCCCCTTGTCCTAACAGGAGGCCAACATGGCTAACCGTACCTACAATCAGTTCGCGGGAACGCTTGAGCGCAAGGTCGTCAAGCTGTTCGCCAAGATCCTCTGGACCGGCGGCGCTCCGACGCTGGTTACCAGCGAGGTGCTGAACAGCAGCACGTCGCCCGTCACCATCAACCCGTCGCAGGGGTTTGAGTCGCTCACCGACTCTGGCGGCGGCCAGTTTGTTCTTACGCTTGGCGCCAACAACGGCGGCGTTCCGACTTACGACCCGTATGTGCGTCTGCTCAACGTGTCGATGACGGCTGTGCCCGCCGGAAGCGTTGCGGCTGCGCCGATTGCTTTGGCGGTGAATAACGACAACGTGAACGGTTCGTCGGGCAATCCGTCTATCGAGTTGGTTACGGTGACGATTGACACCAGCGCCTCTCCGATCACGGTGAGCACCAGCACCGTGCCCGACAACGGCACCGTCATGTACGTCGAGCTTACGCTGTCGAACACGACCGCGTACTAACCGGAGGCTGTCATGGTTCACGATGACAAGGCTGCGGTTGCGATCATCCTTGGGAAGATGAAGCCCAAGGGCGGCAAGCCCGAGATGAAGCCTGAGCATGGCGACGGCAAGGTGGGCCACGGTCACGCGATGAAGGCGTGCGCCGAGGATCTCCTTGAGTCGATCAAGGCGGGCGACGCTGACGGCGTGGCTGCTGCGCTGATGTCGGCCTTCCACATTGCGGACGCGATGCCGCACATGGAGGGTGTGCATGAGGACATCGGTGAAGAGGAAGAGGACGAGAGCGAGTACTAGGCTCTTGTGCTAGCGTGGCGGGGGCGCTCCGGTGTGTGCCGGGGCGTCCCTTGCCGCAGTAGGAGGTCGTCGTGGCGATCTACCCGAAGATGAGCCTGTCCGACCTCCGAGTGGCGTGCCGACAGCGTGCGGACATGGTGAACTCGACGTTCATCTCCGACGCTGAGTTGAACTCCTACATCAACGCCTCGTACTACGAGTTGTATGACCTGTTGGTGCAGAAGTACGGCAACGACTACTACATGAAGGAGTACTCGTTCCAACTCCAGGGGAACGTGTCGCGATACGACCTCCCTGACGATTTTTTCAAGCTTCTCGGCGTGGACTTGGAGATCAGCAGCGGCCCTGACGGCTACGTGTCGCTGCGCCCGTTCACGCTGGCCGAGCGCAATCGGTACTCCACCGCCAACGTGCAGACGTGGATTGGTGTGACGAACCTGCGCTACCGGATCAGCGGCAACAAGTTGTGGTTCACGC